CGGGTTCCGGGGATATAAAGGAAATAGTTTGGAACTTCAACTTGGATTTGGCAGCGGGCGAGTACGTTGAGATGCAGTTAGCAGCGGACAGTACAAACGTTACTTTAGAGGCCGTAGCCCCCGCAACTCCACATCCGGGCGTAACATCTGCTGTAGTAACAATTAACTTTATTTCCGCACTCCCCGAAGTGCGACCAACACCTCCGTAGGTGAGATATGGATTTAGAGGCCCGACTAGCAGAGTTCAAAGAGCTTAGCCAGTTAGATCAGGCAGGGTGCCTCAACGCTATACCCGACCGTAAGACTAGAGAATTAGTAACAGAGCGTATTTTTGGGGTAGATGGGTGGACTGGTGAAGTGACTCCCGGTGGTATCCTGATAACAAACTCCGTAGCTAACGCAATTAAAGCGCATACAAAAGCCCCTGTGGGCAGTAGGAAGGATTAAGATATGTCTACCTCATATAACCGCGACGCCTTTAGCGATTTGATGGAACAACTACGCATGCAAGGTACGCCTATGGGTGAGACAAACGCCCGAGGCAAATCTTCAATAGGTACCGTGGCTACCCCGACGAAGGGTGGGGGTTCTGCTACTAATGCTAGCGGAGCTGCCGGAGGCGATGACTTCTTTACGAACCTTGTAAATGCGGTTCAAACAAATCAGGCTTTAACTGCCGCTGCTCAAACTCCCGGTTCTTCTTACCCCGGTTTTAGTGTTGGTGATATAGACTCTACAGCTTACATGCCCGCTACAGGGATGGAGGGCACAACAGGTCAAACGGGCATAACCACAGGGTTTTCTAGCGATGTTTTTGGGAATAGCCAGTTTCAACAACCCGTTAACTTCGCTGGGGCTAGTAATGCCTTAGACACCGTATATATGAGTGACGTGTTTGGCGCCGATTCACCTTTGGTTACCGATTTGTCTGGGGGTGTGGGTTCTTTTTACGGTCCCGACAAGCTGTATCCGGGAGATGTAGGGGCGGGGTACGACCCGGATGCCTACTGGGCTTCGCAAGGTGTAAGTAAGAACCCAATTACTGGAAAAATTATAGACATTAGTAAGTACAATGTAACCGGTGGTGAACCCACTTCAAGCACCGCTGGGCAAGCAGCCGCCCCTACTGGAACGGATCAAGTTACTGTTACAGGGCAACGTGGAACTGGAATATCAGGGGTGCTTCCTTCTGCGGGCGTAACTGCTATAGATGTAACTGGAAAACGCACTGACGACGAAACAGTAGTGGGTGGCGGACCGACCGTAAGCACCTTACCTGCGGGAGATGATATAACCGCTATAGATGTAATCGGCCAACGCACTGATGACAAAGAGGAAGAAACTACGTTTTTTAACACTGCGCTTAATACTATAAGTACTGTTTCTGGTGTACCCCTAGATAAGGTATACGAAGTAGTTACTACAGCAGAAAAACCGAAAGACTTAATCCTTAATGCCCTTGATTCCTTGGGCATAACCTTACCTGAATTTAACCTTGACTTGGGCACTACTGGAGAAACATTTGAAGTTCTACCTGAAAACTTATTGCCGGGGTATTTTGATCCCGCAGTAACCGACGGCTCGGGCATGAACGACAACACTACAGCAGGCACAGGCGGAGGAGATGGTCGCTCTATACCCCAACGTACGGCTATACGCAGCGTAGTACCGGGAACTTATGATCCTAATCGACGTGCAGGTAGTGGGGGGCAGAGGTACTTTAGCGATGTGCAGTACGTCCCCAATGTAGCTGACCCTGCGGCTCAAAGAACGGCTAACCTTGCAGCACAAGCACAGAGAAACACACAAGCTATGGATTTGGCGTTAGCTAATGCACGTAACCCTGCTCGTCAAGCAGCTCCGGGGGCTACGGACGTTTCTTTGGAAAATCGTGTTGCGGCATTACTGGGTCAGACACCGACTAGTCAAGTGGGTGCAGGTTTAGCTCCTACTGCGCAGACTACAGGTACAGCAGTTAACCCCAACGCAGCTTTAGAAGAGCTAGTACAAACGCTTATAGCTGGGCCTGCGGCTACAGGTACAACTACCGGAACAACGGGTGCAACTACCGGAACAACGGGTGCAACTACCGGAACAACGGGTGCAACTACCGGAACAACGGGTGCAACTACCGGCACAACAGGTACAGCAACTACGGGCAGCACGTCGCCATACACCTACACTTCAGAGTCTTTATTCCAAGGTATCGACCCTAGTGACGGGTTTGACGAAACAGAAATAGGTCGCGTTGCAGCTCTTATGAACCAAAACTACACCGATGCGGGTCAGGTTAGTGAGTTTTTCAACATGAGTCCGGAAGATGTAAACCGATACCTTGGTGACTACAATAAGCGTACTGAGCTAATAAAAGACCTAGGTTTAACCGAAGGACAACAAGGGTTTACTTTTGACCAGCTAAGTAAGATTGGCGCTAGTGGGTTAGAGAACCAATACCTAGCGGATACTTTTGGGGTAGACGCTGATGCTCTACAACGTGCGGTTGGCGGGGCTAGTACTATTACTGGCTTGGATTCTGCTAACGGTTTGAGCTTAGATCAGCAGGGTACAATAGCAGGCTTGTTAGAGTCCGGCGACGTTTCAGTAAACAATGTTGCCAAGTTGTACGGCATATCTCCCGACGAAGTCCAATCTGGATACAGCACCTACAAGAACACTGTGGCGCAGAACGCAGTTAACGAAACAATTGACAGTGGAGACTTTGACGCCATTGCAGAGTTAGTTACTTCGAATAAAGCCGGTATTAGTGATGTAGCGAGCAGGCAGGGTACTGAAGGTATGGACGTTGTAGAACAGCTACTACGTGGGGGCTATGAAACTCCAGCGCAAATGGCAGCACGCCTAGCCCCTGCGAACGAGGGACTTACTGAAGTTGACCTAGTTGCTAACCTGTTAAATACAGGCCGGGCAAAGCCGGAAGAAGTAGCCTCATACTACAGAAACACAGACCCTGAGCAGTTTGCGGACTTAACAGCGCAAGGCGTAGAACAATACTTAGCTGACATAAACAAACAAAATACTACCGATTACCTTAAGGGGCTATCTGATGAAGAAGTAGGAGCGTTGATAAACTCAGGTGAGCTAGATATAGGGGAAGCAGTAAAGTTTTATCAAGACAGATACCCCGGTCTTACCTTAGCCGACGCGCAAGCGTCCATGAAAGCTATGGGGTATGCCCAAGGCGGCAACGTTCAAGGCTACTACTTAGGTGGTCCAACAGATGGTATGGCGGACCAAATTCCTGCTACAATCAACAACATGCAGCCAGCAGCGCTAAGTGACGGGGAGTTTGTAATTCCTGCCGATGTAGTAAGCCACTTAGGCAACGGCAACTCCGAGTCTGGAGCAAAAGAATTATACGGAATGATGGACCGGATACGTGAAGACCGTACCGGCACTACCAAACAAGGGCGTCAAATTGACCCCAACAAATACTTAGCGTGAGGACACGACTATGCCTGATCCTATAGGTCAACCGGCTACTACCACAGAATCCCTATCTAGTTGGGCAGCGCCGTATGTAACGGATATGTTGGGTAAAGGGCAAGCGCTCTCCAACATGCCTTTCACTGCGTATACAGGGCCTTTAACTGCGGGGCAATCGCCGCTTCAAACTCAGGCGTTCCAAGGGCTGTCAGGGCTTAATATCCCAACTAAGCAGCAGATGACGTACAACCCGATGTCTTTTACAGGCGCAGGGTATGCTGCACCTACTGCACAACAGGCAGCGGCAGGTGAAATGGGGGCGTATACTCCGGCTTCGGGTAATGTCGTGCAACAGTACATGACACCCTATTTAGAGGCTGCGTTACAACCTCAGTACGATGCGGCCACACGCCAAGCGCTAATAGCACAGCAAGCACTACAAAGTCAGTATGGTAAAGCCGGTGCTTATGGTGGTTCTCGTCAAGCCGTAGCAGATGCAGAGCTAGCTCGTGGTGCGTTAGATCGCATGGCAGGTATTACCGGTACTGGCTATCAACAAGCGTTTACCCAAGCCCAGAATCAATTTAATACCGAGCAGCAACGTCAGATGGCGGCAGCAAATCAAGCTCAACAATTTGGGCTACAAGCACTAGGTGCGCAAGGTGCGGGTGGTGCGGCTCAGCGTGGTATTGAAGGCGAAGGAGTTGCAGCAGACTACGCGCAGTTTAGAGAAGAGCGAGACTACCCACAGCAGCAGACTTTATACCAACAGCAGTTGTTGCAGGGCTTACCCATCGGGCAGAAAGATACAAGTTACGTAGAGCCTAGTAGCGCCTCCGGTGCATTTGGCATTTTAGGAACACTTGCTGAAATATACAAAAAGTTTGCGGAGTAGCAAAAATGAACTACGGAATTGGTAATAACATCATACCGCCTGAACTTCAGTATGCGTTTGATTTGCAGGAACAGGCTAAGATGCAGGCCGCTATGGACCGTCAACAGGCTATGAACCCTCAACCGGCTGTGCCTGCTAATAATGTAGTGTCTCAGCTTGAGGCGGGTTTATCTTCAGCTCCGGCGCCTAACATGCAGTTCGCTAGTGGTGGCATCGTGGGTTATGCGCAAGGTGGTATGCCCCAACAGTCTGCACCTGTGTCTGCACCTGCCTCCCAGTTAGACCCAGAACTCATAGCCTTTATAAAAGCGCTAGCCGCAATACAAAAGGAAGAAGAAACTTCGTTCCCTGAAGAGCGAGACTTAATCGAGCAAAAGCGTAATCTGTTGTTGCAGAATACCAGCCCTAGAATTAAGCAAATGTATTCTGATCTGGATACCGTCCCTACTTTTAAAAAGGGCGGTAGGGTAAGTCTCGAAGACGTTATGAGTGACCCAGAAAACAGTGCGGGTATCCGTGCCATAATGGCTTCGCTTGCTCAAGCAGGTCGAGACATAGCTGAGTTTACTGGTGACGAAATACTTGCAATGTTAGGTAGCCCTGTTGCCCGTGGACAAAATGATGTGATGCAACAGGTAGGCCGTGGCGTAATGGGTATGGCAGAAGATGCCTTCCCTAGTGATACTAGAAATGCGGCTAGAGATTTTAACCGAGAAGGTTTGCAGGCTCTTAATAATCGTGATCTAGGCCCTTCAGTTGTAGAAAGAATGGCTGAAGTTGGTAGGGCAATGCCGGGTAGTAACCTAGGCGACAGACCCGTTAGAGATGCTATGGCTGAAGGTATTGCCAGCATGGCCCCCGGAGGTACAGGCACCAATGTAAGCCCCGGTTTAGCCGCAGCACAACGCCGTCGTGATCTACGAAATGCTAATACGGGTACTGGTTCTGGATTACCCCAAGCTACTTCTATGTCTCAAGCAGATATGGACGCCCGTGAACTTGGTCTAGAATCTGGACGTGGGGGTTTGGGAGCGTTGCTCTCCAATATGTTTAAAGGTTCCCCGCAAGCACTGAGTAACAGAGAGACTTTTAATACTAGAGTTAACGAAGTAGAGCAAAGCCGAGCAGACGAGGACTACAACGCTGCAAGAGAAGAAGCCTTCAACAAAGTTAGAGAGTATTCAAACATACCTTCTACAGATGATGGCGCTTTGACCTCAGCAGAAGTTAGCAGAATAAATGAAAAACTTAATAGGAATAACGCTCCTACTGACGGCAGATCACTTTATGAGCGAACTAAAGGATACATGCCAGACTTTGGTAATATTATTTCTAACATAACGGGTGGCGATTCCGAAGCGGCAGCGCAAGTAGCCCCTACTGCAACACCAAGACTAAACGATACAAGTGCTGAACTATACGAAAGCAGACGCGCAAGTGCGCCTAGTGTAAGAGGTGGAGACTTAGACATCTCGCGTGAACAGGCTTTTGCTGATATGTTCCCTAATGCACAAGCGTCGGTAGATGACTTAGCCCGTAGAAAAGAAGGTATGCGTGCAGCATTCCCCAACGCTCAAGCTGAAGCAGATAGGTACGGGGAGTACAGAAAGACTAACCCCCGCCAACAACCTAAGACCGGTATATCTGGTATTTTAGATAAAGTTGCGGACGTAGCGACTATTCTTGGTCGAGGAGCCGGTGCCTCTAAAGGGTACGAAGGTGCTAAAATTGTTCAAGAATCACAACGTGCACGCGAAGCGCAGGCTAAGTTGGACCAAGACAAGTTGCTTAAGTTGTTGCAGTTCGAGCAAGAAGACCGCAGAATAGCTAACGTGCGAAACACGGACCAAGAGCGCTATGTCCGAGACTATGTACAAAGCCAACGCGATTCAGGCGAAACAGCTAAGACAGATGCGCAGTTACGAGCAGAAGCTGTAAACTTGTTTAGAACTATGAGTCCTGCATACACGGCAGGGGCTAAAATCCCTCAGCTAATTGAAGAGGCGTATCAAGCTTCGATAGGGTTCGGAGGCGATTTCTTCCCAGACCTTATGCAAGCAAGAACGCCAGAAGAAAAAGAAGCCGTTCGTAGGAAGGCGCGAGCTGAGGCAGAGATGAAGTTTAGTAAACAAGCACCCGCAACTACTACTGCCTCTCCTGTGGCTACAGGACCACAAGCAGACCTCCAATCGTTTTATCTAAGTTAACAGGATACCCTTATGGCTTTTGATTATGCAGGTGCTAAGAGTGCAGGGTATTCCGACGAAGAGATAGCAGGGTTTCTAGCTAAGCAACATAACTTTGACTTAGCTGGTGCTATTTCTTCGGGCTATAGTTATGCCGATGTTGCGCCGTTTCTAAGCGGTAACCCCGCACCTGTAGAAGATCAATCATTCCTTCGTAGTGTAGCCGATGTACCTCTTCAAGCAGCTAAAGGTGCGACCTATGGCGTGCGCGCTATTACTGAAGCTTTTGGTGCAGATAACGAGCTATCTCAAAGCCTCCGTGGCGTCGAAGATTATGTAGACAGCCTTCTTTCCGCGCAGTCTAAAGCGGATAGTGCCGAAATTGCTCGCATACAAAAAGAGGCGGAAGACGCCGGTGCTTGGGAACAAGTAAAAGCTGCGGTAAAAGGTATCTCTATAGCTCCTATTGATTTCATGGCGAACGCGGTAGGCACCGTAATCCCTGCGGCTGCGGCTGGTTTGGCGGCTACACTTGCGGCCCCTGTAGTGGGTTTAGGTGCGGCTACTGCGGCTACTGTAGCGGGTGTTGGTACTGGTGCTGTTATGGGCGCGGGTATTGGCAAAGGCGCTATTTACGACGCAGTTAAAGACGAAATGCTTAAGCAAGGTTTAACCGAAGAGCAGGCCGAGTCTGCCGCGGACGAAGCTCAAAGCTATAGCGGAGAAAACTTAGACCAGATAGCCCTATCTACAGCACTAGGTGCTTGGGCAGCAAAGTCAGGACTAGAACCCGCGTTAGCCCGCATGGTATCTACCAAGGCCGCTGAAGGCGTGGCTAAGAAAGGTATCCTCAAAGGTGCCGTTAGCGGTGCAGTTACTGAAGCAATTCCAGAAGCAGCGCAAGGCGGTCAAGAACAACTCGCTAGAAACATTGCCCTACAGCGTGAAGGTGTCGACGTGCCTACCATGCGGGGTGTAGTTGGTGCCGGTACGCTAGAAGGATTAGCCGGAGGTATGGCAGGTGCTGGTGTGGGTGGCGTTACTAACCGCGGAGTAACCGAAGAGGGCGCATTAACTACAGCCGAGTTAGAGCAAGTAGCTCCTGCTGAAGCCGCACCAGTTTCAACCGTTGACGTGACTGCTGATGTGGGCGATAGAGACCTCACAGATGAAGAGCTAGCCGCCGTTCTTGACGCAGGTCCAGTAGACCTAGCCGATGAGGCAGAAGTTGAAGCAGCAGTTGCCCCAGAACAAGCCCAAGCCCAAGCCCAAGCCCAAGCCCAAGCCCAAGCCCAAGCCCAAGCCCAAGCCCCAGCACCAATGGACGAAGCTCCTGAACTTAGTGACGTTGAAGTGGAGCAAATGCTAGCTGCCGCGGCCGATGCAGAAGCAGCCGGAGAAGTAACCGAAGAAGTAACCGAAGAAGCATCGAAGGTAACCCCTACTACAGTGTCTTCTGCATTGTTCGATGCTTTGCGTGTACCGAAAAACGCAGGCGTAAGAAAGAACTCAAACCTAGAGGGTATGTCTTTAAGCGACCCTCAAGTAGTCACCGCGTTAGAAGCAGCGACGAACGACCCAAAAATGCCTACGACGGCAACCAGAAATATAAACAACCTGCTAAAAGGCAATGTTCCTGTTGTTGGAGCCGCCCCTGAAACTGCACCTGTTGAGAGTCCTATAACCGTCGATGGAAGCGCGGCCACATTCAACACCCCTAGTGGAACAACCACCGTTAAAATGGATACCGCCGAGCAGGCGCTAGAAACCGCTGAAAAGTTGCAAGTAAAAGCCGCGCCCCCAGTAAAAGTTAAAACAAACGGACTAAAAGCGCAGGGTAAACAGGTAACTAAACCGCGGAAGCCTAGAGTTCAATCTGGTAAAACAGACGAAGAGAAGAGGGCGACTAAGAACGAGCAGGCTAGGTCTAACAAAGAACAACGCACTGCGGCTACAAAAGCGCTTGGGGTTTTAAACCTTACGCTCGATGAATGGTTTGCCGCTCTCGGAGCCACTACAGATGCAGAAAAGCAGGCTGCGGCTACTGTTATTCAAGGCGCACGAGACAATGCGCTAGCCAATGCTTACCGTGTACGCAACAACCCTGTAAACAAATCTCGTAAGAAAGTGCTCGAAGTTGCTGACGAAGCAATAAACAACGCGCAGATAGACCCCGAAGAACGTGCACGAGCGGAAACCACTGCTAAGAAGAGTACCGCTATTGTTAAGGCTGAGGGCGTGACAGATGAAGAAGCTGACGCCGAAGACCCCACGTTCATGGACTTCGAAACTGGACGTGATGCTGTTGAATATATAAAAGAAGCAGGTGATTCCTTCCAGAAGATACTTGCTACCCGCTTGGCCCCGTTACTACGCGGCGTTAAAGTGGTAGTTGTAGAAGACCCCGAACTAGACATAACTGACCCTGATGCACTTGCTGCGTTTGATGGCGCCCGTGGTTTATACGTAGACGCTACCAAGACTATATACCTGTCTGCTGAAAGCGGTTTAAACAACACGGTAGTTCTGCACGAAGCATTGCACGCGGCGACAGTAGCCAAGATTGAAGCTTACCTGAACAACGCGGGTAAAGGCTTAACAGATAACGAGAAGAAAGCAATCGAAGAGATTATGGCCTTAATGGCTGCGGCTCAAGATCGTTACGCTCAAAGACAGCAAGCCGGTACGCTAACCCCTGCGTTAGAAAGATTGTTTGAAAACGGTGCCTTCGAAGACGCCCGTGAATTTGTGTCCTACGGTATAACACAGCCAGAAATGCAAGAGTTTTTAGGCTCTACCCCCGGCACTAATATTGTTACTAGTATATTTACAGACTTTGTAAACGCCTTGCGTCGCATGTTCAATATACCCACTAGCATGAGCAATGCGTTCTTAGATTTGGTAGCCGTAACAGATGTCTTACTCGGTGAAGAAACTACCACTATTAGTAGTAGTGCTATTGTAGCTGCGAAAAAAGCGGCGAAAGAGAAAGCCAAGAAAGTTACTGCTGAAGAAAACAAGATAGAGAAGAGCAACAAAGCCTCTGAGATTAATGACGCCGCGGGCAAGCTTATGCTGCTGACGCGTAACTCTGATGAGAACATAGGTCTTTTACGTGCCGCCTTTAAGGCTATGGACGTAGCGGGGGTAAAGGCTCTTATGCCGGTCCTAACTACTACAGACATTACACGTTGGATAGGCGAGAGGCTAAATAACGTCAAGGGCATAAACCGTCTAGTGCAGGATATGGCCGCTGCTCGTAACAAAGATATTCGTGAACTGGCTGAGAAAATACCCGAATGGGTCGCATTTAATAAGGCTAGTGAGGCAGGTGGAAAGCTATTAGGCGACGTAATGCACATAGCTACTCTACTACAGGTAGACCCAAGCGCGCATCCAACCCTAGCTGCTGCCTTGCAACAGGACGAAGAACTCAACGACTTAAAGGCTAAGGCCGCCGAGATAGGGCTTTCACCACGACAAAAGTCTGCCCGCCAAGGTAAGGTAACTCAGCGTACTAACCAGATAAAAGGCGTGTACCAAATGTGGAACAAGCTCGGTACCTACGAAAAAGGTAAAGGGTATAAAATCTACAGCATGGCTAAGAAAGCCTACGAGACTACGTTTGAGAGGCACCACAAAATACTGGTGGATAAGGTTACTAATGCTAACGTACCTGCTGACGCAAAGAAAAAGCTGCTGGCCTCTATAACTTCTAACTACCAAGAAGCAAAGAAACTCAAAGTCTACTTCCCGTTGATGCGTTACGGAAACTTTTGGATGCGTGTGGGTAAGGGTAAGGCGGGTGAGTTCTACATGTTTGAGTCTGCTACGGCTCGAAACAACTTCCTGCGTATTAGAGCAGAAGAGCTACAGAAAGCAGGTGACCAACGCTCTATTACTACAATGCTAGAAGACGGCGACTTAGACATAGGCGACCAGTTAGACAAGGGCCGTAACCAGTTTGTCGATTCAAGCCAAATGCTGAAAGGTGTCTTTGACCTGCTAGATAACACCGGCATGCAAGACATAGAGGCAGTAAAAGATCAGGTATATCAGATGTACTTGATGACTCTGCCTGACAGAGATATACGCCGTCGCTTTACTAACAGACAAGGTAAGACCGGTTTCAGTGCCGATGTTATCCGTAACTTCATTACCTCGCAGCATACGTCTGCAAATCAACTCGCTAGGTTAGAGTTCTCCGAGCCGATACGTAGAGCAATCGAGCAGGCAGAGAAAGAACTTGAGGGTCTAGGTAAAGACGAAGGACAAGAGAAGCTAAAGCTAGCTGCTATGATTGAAGAAATTAAAAAGCGGGCTATGGCGGAAATGACTCCTTCTGTTCCCGGCGAATTTGATTTTGATAAGCTTGCTTCGGTCGGCAACCAAATAGTATTTATGTACATGTTGACCGCGCCTAAATCAGCGCTCGTCCAGTTAACGCAGTTGCCTATTGTGGGTACTTCTGTGCTTGTTGGTCGGGGTTATGGCAAAGCAAACGTATTTAAAACTATGGCGCGCTACTCTAATATATTTAGGTCTCTAGGCACGTCAAAAACTGATGCCGACGGTAACGTGACTACTAACTTCGGTGAGCCTTCTATTAACGACTCGGGTTATGTTAACAACCACCCAGACCCAGAGTACCGCAAAATACTTAAAGAGTTCTGGGAAGCAGGTCGTGACCGTGACGTATACATGGCAACCTACGCTGCCGACATGAACTCAAGGTCTAAAAGCCCTACTGCGGCATTTGATAACCCCGCTACTAAAGTTATGCGGGGGGTTATAGACTTTATGAGCGGTGCTTTCCACCATACCGAGCGTATGTCCCGTGAGATTATGTTTATGTCTACGGCAGAGCTTGAGTTCGCCAAACAGAAAAAAGCGGGGGCCACTGATGCAGAAGCCAAAGCTGCGGCTATTGAAGCTGGAGTAGATGTAACATACGAATCTTTGTTTAATTATACGCAATACGAAAAGCCGCGAATAATGAAGACTCCTGTAGGTAGAATATCTACACAGTTCTTAACCTTCCCATTGCAAATGACTTCGTTTTTAATCCGAAATGGCCTAGGTATGATAAAGGCACAGCCTACTGCCGGAGCGCGTAAGGAAGCAGCGACTAAGTTTTTTGGCACACTGGGTATGACCGCTATGTTTGCTGGTGTAGTTGGACTGCCGGGTTTTTCAGCCGTTATGGGTATGGCCGAGATGTTACGTGAAGCTATGCGTCCCGATATGGACGATGAAGATGCGGACGGTTGGTATGACGTAGACGACAACGGAAACCCACTGGGTAAAAGAGACTTACACTTATGGTTCCGTGAAATTTTCTTGCCTAGCATCTTCGGTCCGGGTAGTTCTGTAGCTGACTTCCTAGGGTTAACTGATGCGCAGGCAAAACTACTACAACGTAGCGTAGAACTAGGACCAATCTCTGCTATTACCGATATGAACGTAGGCGCATCCACCGCACTTGACAACATGTGGTTCCAAGATAGCGTGCCTTCAAAAGACCTAAAGAGTGGTTTCCAACAAATGGCGTTCAACGGTATTTTTGGTCCGTTAGGCAGTATGGGTGAGCAAGTAATGTCTGGTATAGACGACATAAACAAAGGTAACTTCAGTCGGGGCATGGAGAAATTTGCACCTGCGTTCTTCCGCGGTAGTCTTAAAGCTGCACGTTTGTCCGAAGAAGGGGAGTCTACTGCGGGAGGGTTTAAGCTCAAAGAAGCAGAGTGGTATACCACGGGTAAGATACTAGCCCAGACTTTAAATTTCTCTAGTACTGAGGTTGCGGAAATACAGAAAGCTAACTTCTTAGCTAAGCAAGTAGCCGTGGGTATAGAAAAAGATCGTACGAAAGTGCTTGGTTTACTCGACACTGCAATCACTAAGTACAATACGAACCCGACGGATGCTAGGTGGGAGTCAGTGGAGGAAGCTTTACATGGAGTGCGGCAATACAACTACGTTAATGGCTTCTATCCTATAGAGACGGACACGGTTAACAAGTCACTTAAGGGCAGGGCTGAAACTAGGGCGGGAGCATGGCAAGGTCTGTCAGTATCCCCTACTATGGCACCGTTTATCTACCCACTAGTTCAAAGCAGTCGAGACTAAAAAAACCCCGCATTGCGCGGGGTAAGCCGAGTTAAACACGCCAGAAGCGGATACCTCTGATGTTCTCTTCGATTACCACTTTCATGACTATGTTTAATCGTAGCCTGTTAGTGGTAGCCAAGATTTGTTCTTTTGCTACGTCGGGGTCTAAGCACGGAATAAAAATAGAAGTCCCCCGCTTAAACCCCCGCCAGTTAACATCGTAATCAACCCGCTCTACTATCATCAGTTTCTTCTTCCGGCGGCAATATACTCTGAGCAATGCCTGAGAAGTCTGGGTGAGAGCAGTCGAACACTAAAGCGTGCACCCCGGGCGAAACAATCTTCATCCCTTTAGATAGCCGCTTAGTTACAGTACCCAAGAAAACTCCCTGCGCCTCTAGCTCTTTTAATGTTTCTTTGTAGCTGATCTGCGTTTCCACACAGTCTTTCTTAAACTTGCTAGCTACGATAAACATCTTGTTAGTATCAGGTTCAAAACGAATTAGCAGTTCACCCCTCGGCTCCATAGTAGGTAGCTTGGGCATAGTGTTGCGCTTGTCGATGTCGTCCTCTACTACGAGCACATTGTTTACATGCCTGTTGTAGAAGTCACCTATCACTGCGCTTGAGCTTTGCATTGGCGGCTCAGTTTCGTGTCGTAGTTCGTGTACCATACTAGTAGCCCAGTTATAAATTGCTGTCATGTCCCAGTCGATCAAACCTATACGCCGTGCGATAAGCCCGCCGGTGATGTTACATGCAAGGATGCCTGACCAGAAACGTTCTCGTTGCGTAAGCTTTAACTCCGTGTCTATCTTGCGCTGTATAGCTAGTAATGCTTCCACTACGCTCTCCAAATTGTTAATTAGGTACTCTGCGTACAAAGGTCCTGCGTGCCCGTAGTTTTCAAGGAGCTGGTGGTCGAACATCCCCTTAGCTTCCTCCGTTGAGATTACGTTCACATCGGTATACTCTATCTTATACTCTAGTAAGCGCATCATCTCACCGTCAGGGTTTGCTTTTAGCGAGGCTAGTTTCTCGTAAAAGGCAGCGTTAGAACTACACAGCGACAGGTTCTGCCACATAGTATGGTTCTGACGTAGCTCGTTTGATGATGCTTTTACCCTGTGCTTACCCCGTCCCTGCGACATACTGTATGCCAACTGTGAGAACTCAAGTGGGGGCGTGTTCGTCATCTCATCCACGGTGTAGCAGATGTTGTTCATAATACCCAACTGCATGATCTTGGCGTTCATAGTATCCGCGAAGCTTGCACATAACTTCTTGGGGTCACCCATTATGCTGTTAACCATGTAGAGAATAGTAGACTTACCTGTACCCGACTTGGGGTGGATCACGTTTATTATCGCGCCGTTCTGACCTACGAACTTAAACAACAACGAACCAAACCCAGTAAGCGTGGCGAAGGCATGAGGTTCTAGCCCCGGCCTGCCGTACAGAGCGAACGCTTCTTTCCACTTCTCTAACGAACCTTTGGGAACCATAAGCTCTGCAAGGTCTGCTGTAGTAGATGAAGGGGGACTATGATACGTGCCATCTGTAGATATTTCTCGGTCACCAATAATAAACTTGCTGTCTTTATCGGCCCAACCAAATTGCGTGCGCATTTGCTCAGCTTTCTTTGTCACTTGTAGCTCCTTAATTGAAAGGAATATGTATAGATGTAATAGATCAAATTTCTTGGGGGTGCATATAACCCCGTAAGAGGCCAGTGCTTTACGCAGGTCTGACTTCTCTGAAACTTGAACATTAGTAAGTACGAACTCTTTAACTCCATCGCGGGGCAAGTGCAGCTTTAAAACCACTACATCCCCCCACTGTGGGTCGTTCATACGCTTGAGCACATACAGATCATGCTCGTAGATCAAGACAGGTTCCGCTTCGTCCTCCCCCGGTGGTACATAATAGATACCCCCAGTCTTACCTCGAAAGAACGGTTGCGGATACTCAGGTATCTTGTGCTTTGGGGAAGGCGCCTCTGTAAGCTCGTCTTCGAGCCGTATTTCAGAAACTATATTGTCTTCCGCAGTCGCTTGTAATACCTCTCGACCTAGTGCTATAGGCCCGCTTATCTTGCCCTTATGGGGGCAGCCTTCACAGCCTCCGGGATTATTGCGTTCAAATACTGCACAACTGTGCGGACCTCCGGCGTTAGATGCCTTTGCGTCTGCATTGGAGAACGAATAATCAGGGTGCTTAGAAGACATCTTTACGATAGCTTCATCGCGGTCTACGCACTTGTTAGCAACAGATAACGCGTCAAACCATCGGGGTTCAGCTAGCACCGCTTGGTTCTTGTAGCAGTCTAGGAGTTGTTTACACCCCGTACCCTGCGCACTTCGAATCATAATCTTGCTGAACTTCGTGATGTTGTTACCGCCCCCAGTTTGCAAGTACTGCCCTAGAGCTGTACCGCGTCTCGCGGGTTTCTCAAACGGTTTCTCCTTAACCCCTAAGAGGTCAGAGAATTCCTGTAGTGTTACAGGCTCAGCAGTGTTTATTACACTTACTGGTGTAGGTGGATCGTCTTTAAAATTGTACGTGCCCGGTATGCGTAATATGCGAGCGACTTCAAAGACAGAGCTGTCAATGTAGAACTTGTGAGTGGTACAGAGTTCGCGCAGTCTATCCGCAACTGGCTCCCACTGTTCTCTTGTGACTTCTTCCGTAAGCGCCCAGTATACGTGTAGGCCGCGTCCAGAGTTGACGATTATAGGTTGAGGCAGACCGATCAGTTTGCAGAACCTTTTGAGTTCTTGTATTCCCGTTGCTTGGTCTATGTACCCCTCGGGGATGTTAGTCTCGGGGTTTACCTCTGCCTTACCTTCGCCGCAGTCTATGTCTAACCAGAAGGACTTAAGCCCCTGCACGTTATTCTTAGTGCGGTTATCGCCTGTCTTATATTTAGCTAACCCGTAGAAGACGTTTCTTTTTTGTTTTACGAACTGGTCTGCTAGTTCGTCTAGTTCTTCTCTAGTAGCTACAAGTTCTTGCCTGACATCTTTACCCTTTATACCCACTATAGCAAACCACCCATTGGCGGGATGTACTGTGTTTAAGAGGTCAAAATCAGTCATTTGCTTTTTTCAGAGGGAATGATCCCCCCAAGATTCCTCGGCTTTAAAATTGATTTGGTTTATTTAGCTAAGTGACTCTATTAGTTTTTCGACAGCCGGTATGAAACTTTCTTGTGGAGACGTATCCCCGTAAAACCAGTTGTATACCGTCTGTCTGCTAACTCCGAGCCTATAGGCAACTTTCGACACAGGGAAGTCATTGCGTATGCAAGCTCTCCCAAGACGAACGCCTATAAGCTTTCGGTCTGCTTTCTTGTTGATGTCAATCAGCCTTGCGCTGTATCCATACACCATAGGTTACTCGTCATTAGTCCAGTCAGATAATACGTCAGCGATGTCGTCTTTGAGAGATACTGTATCCTTCTTAGACGCACGCTTAACCGGCTCTTGTATTTCTTCAGCTTCCGGCTCATCGTCCGGCTCGTCTGAACGAGTTACTACAGGCTTAGCTTCTGCCGCGGGAGGCAGCTTCTTTACGTTGTCAGCTTGCGCTACTGTTATTTGCGTGTAGCGTTTTGCTTCTGGGTTAGCTTGTGCAGCAAGTACCAACTCATACTCCGCATCACTAACATTGCGTACTGGAGAGAACAACAGCTCCATAGAGTCTGCATTCAAGTCGTAGCTTATAGTAGTGACGATGTTATCCGGAGATTCTTTGTTTGCCGACAAGAACCCTAAGTAGCTCTCGAACGGATGCACGTTACCTACGCCCTTACCAAACAATGACTTAGCCGGAATGTTAAACTGGTAGATGTCACCAGACTTATCACCCTCAACCAACACAGAGATACGACGTTGGAAGCGGCATGCACGACCACCGTTCTCACCGGAACCCTTAATGTTTTGAGGGCAAGTAGCACAGCTCGCACCCTGCGGATCGAGCGCACTTTCTTCAGGCTTGTCGCCCATGTTCGACCAACAGTTTGGTAGCGTCGCGTCTTTTTTAGGGTCATATTTCTCCTTGTAAAAAACACGAGATACTGTGGGTAGTGCCCATACTATAATAACGTTAATCTCACCACGTATTGCGTCACCGATTTGCTCACCATTAACCAGACGCTTGAACGTGCCATTGGTATTGGTTTGAATGCGGCGGCTTGTAATGCCGTTAGAAGACTTCGCTAACTCTTGAGACAACGCGCTAGGCGCACGGTTACTAGCTATTACTTCTGACTGCTGCTTAAAAATAGATACATCATTACTCATGTTTGTCTTCCTTATTTTGTAGTTGGTTTTCTTACTTGTACTGTGTAGCGTTTGTCTGCCTGAAGCCCCATAGGTAATTCGTCGGGGTTGTCTTCAAGGAATTCTTGCATTGCACGGTTGTTGATTCTACGCTCTAACAAATGCGCAGCGTCATGCTGCTGTATAAAGTCGTACATTGAATCCCAATCGCTAGTCCAGTACCTAGAAGTGATGCGTCTAGATATAGTTCCGGCGGGGGTTTTTATGCTATCAGAGTTTAGTCCGTTGCAAAGTTTTAATAGCTTATCTCCTAGCAATTCATACTGCTCTTTGAGTTCTGCCATCTCTGCTTTGTGTTCGTCTTCTTTATCCCTGATAGCGGTGCGCACCTTGAGGTACACAGTCACTAGCTTCTCTACTTGAGAACTTTCTTCACTCATCGGTATCTCCCGTAAGTATTGTTGGGGGTAGTCATAGTAACACTGTATTTGACAAAGTCAATACTATTCCGATAACTCCTGTCTGTAAAGATCAATTATCTTTGTGTGGTTCGCAATGTTACCTTGGAGCATTTTATATAGCCGCGCTTCAACGTCACTACCCTGTATGTGCACGATAGTCATTGCGTTCTTCTGCCCCGGTCTGTTGATACGGGCGTTAGCTTGCAGGTAGGTTTCAACACTGGTAACCGGGGCGTACCAAATAATGGTGTCTGCTGCTGTTAGCGTAAGACCATGAGATGCTGCTTGCGGTTGTATCAACAAGACCTTGGGTTCTACTTCGTTTTGGAACTTAGTAACTATTTCACTGCGTTTGTTTACTGGCACCTTACCGTTGATTACAGCGAAAGTTATCTTGTGTTTAGCTAAGAACTCCCCCAGTAATTCTATAGTGTGGGTGAAAGGAACAAACACAAGCACCTTGTTAGACGTCTCTTCGATAACTTCAAGGATTGAGTTCAAGCGGTTCTTAACGTCAAACTCTAGCACCTGCCCATCGTCCGTATATACTGCACCACCAGATATTTGTAGTAGCTTGTTAAGCTGAGTAGCCGCATTAACTGCGCTGACTTCCTCACCCCCTGCTACGAGTAACATCTCTTTTTTTAACTGTTGGTAGTACTTAAGCTGTTGCGGAGTTAGGGGGGCATCACGTTGTGTATAGGTAACGGCGGGTAAATCCAGACACTGGTCTTTTTCGAAACGTATGGCAGGTTGAAGCACTGCGTGTACGCGCTTATCGGCATCTGGTTTTGGCGCCCACTTGTACTGAGTGACTTTGTACATGACCTCGTCACGGAACCTACCAAAGTAGTTGGGTGTGTTCTTGGGGTTAACTAGCTTAGCTAGACCGAAAGCATCTACCGGAGACTGAGAGGCGGGAGTACCTGTTAGCATCCACAGCCAATCGACCTTAGCTACTACGTCACGTAGTATCTTCCACCTGTTGGTTTGTGCATTCTTATAGGCGTTTGCTTCGTCTACTACAATAAGATCAAAGCCTCCGTCCATGATTGCATCTTTAACCACCGCCAACCCGTCAAAGTTTAAGATAACGAAGTCTGAATCCGCCTCTATTATTTTCTTACGAGTCTTAGCATCGCCGTAAGCAACGGAACAACTGCGGTGCATAGCGAACTTAAACAGGTCTTCTTGCCAAGCAGACTTCATAATAGACAGGGGGCACAGCACTAGCACGCGCTTTATAATGCCAAGGTTTAACAAGTAGTCCGCAGCCCATATAACAGACGCAGTCTTACCTGTACCCTGCTCGTTAAAGCAAAAGGCTTTTTTATTTAGCGTGAAAAACCCTGCGGTTATTTCTTGGTGTTGGAATGGCGTGAGCTTGCCGCTCCAGTTGTAGTCCCGTGTTATCGGGGAGGGTATGTCCTGAACGCCCAAGCGGTTTAGCTTCTGCGCTTCTTCTAACCCCCAGTAAACGGCAACGTCATACATGTCCCCGTTCTTAGCTATTACTTTACTTTTTTCTATCCTCTCAGTTACGAGGTGCGGGCGTGTAGTTTTTATTATGAGCGCCTTCCTGCCATCTGCTATGTGCATGTAAATCTATCCTCTGGTTTTGTTCTTGCGCTCGCGCGTGCTTGTTTCAGATACAAGGTTGCCCTGTGAGTCACGCTTGAAAGAACGGTTGCGGCTTGCAGTTTCTACTCTAGTACCGTCAGAGTTCTTACCGCCCTTATCCATAGCCTTGACGTGCGCTACATCTTTACCGTCACCCTTGGATACTTTGCCTTCTTTCTCAGCCTTACGGCGTGCGGCATTGCGTTTTGCACGGTTCTTCTTTTGTTCTTCAGTGCCTTGGTACTTAGCGTACTCGGCTTTGTAGTCTCGTTTACTCTTGGTCATAAGTTTCACCATCTAGTTTGTAACCCGCAAGCTTTAGAAATAAAGACAACCTAAGTATAGCTTGTATAAAGCAGTATTTTTCGTACGCTCCTTCTATACAAATAGTAGTCCTATCCATTTCTCTCATTACGGACTCATTTAGGAATCCGTCTCTCCCGTAAACATCAAAGGGATACCCCGAAAGGGAGCTTATCTCTATCCCAACTTTTGCTTTAGATTTAAACTCTCCTTTATTTATACGGACTTTCATTTCGAGACTCCCCTGAAAAGGAAACTCCCACGCAAATTCTAATTCGTCATCAGTTATGTACTTCTCTATGTCAGAATGGCTATCGTCCCCGTACATTATCTTTTCCTATGGTGTTCGCATGAAGTTACTGGGCACCAACCACACAGCGGCCCACTGACTGCGTTCCAAACCCCAGACTTCTCCGCACCTTCAAGCCGTTCTAGCTCGGGGGTAAAGGTAGCGAAATACGAATCCCGCATATCTGCGGTGTGTTCTTTCCTTATTAACTCTTTACTAACTACAAATAGCAATGCAGATTTAATGCGTTTTAGCTGTGGATAGTGTGTGAATAGCGCGGCGGCTACCGCATCGAGCTGTTTAGTATCCGCATACTTTGCATTCTTGCTCGTCTTATAGTCGACGGAATAGGCAGTGTCACCGTTGATAATGACTAGGTCAGCAATGCCCCTCCACCATACGTCAGCACCGAAGAACTCTGCGGGGGCGTAGCCCTCTGGGGTTTTAGCCACCCCAAGTTTTAACTCCGTCAGTTTCTCACCTTCTTTTTTTGCTAGTACTTCTAGCATAGGTACAATGAACTTAAACTTAGCTGGTACCGGGGTGTTGTTTTTTATGTACTCTTCTGCGGCAGTGTGGACCTCCTGCCCGTATATAGTAGCAGTGCTTCCTTGGTCCTTTATGTCCTTCAATACTTTTAAGTGGTAGTACTTCTTAGGGCACTGCTCGAACGTCTTTAAGCTACTGTAAGACCATGTAGTCATTATACTAAACCCTTCTCTTCTAGAATCTCGTAGTTTGCTGCGTGAGCGTCTTCGATAGCTTGCTTGCTTTGCCCATAGTACGGTACGGCTAAGTGTTCGCTTACTAACGCAGCGTTGATTGACGTTTTGTCGCTCAGCATTATAACACCTAAGTACCTACCGAACTTACCCTTCTCTCTGGTAGTTAGGGTGTACGTTCCTCCGACGTGCAGTGAGTCTTCGACAAACTTCTTTGCCACGAGTCCGGCAGCTTTTTCCTCTGCATCTCGTGTGCGGCACTCTGGAGTATCAATACCATAAAGACGTATGCGCTCACCGCACTTCCAAGTATCAAAGCCAAGGTCAATATCCACATCTACTGTGTCTCCATCAACGACTCTTACGATCTTGCAGTTATACTCGTACATCTAAACCTCAACCTCCATCCTACCCATAAAGCCATACTTCTCTAGGGCATGCACCTCTATGCTCCCGCCCGCTTCCTGTGTTGCCCAAAGCAACGCCACTTCCATATCCTCGTGGAGGCTTATGCTGCCGCTTTTAGTAATCAAAACGTAAACTAACTTATGCGGGAACTTGTCCTTAACTATATCTTCATTAGTTATCATTCAATTTCTCCTTTTTAATGCGCCTTATATGACGCTTTGTACATTATATGAGACATAAAACACTTTAATGCGCCATATACGCTGCTTTTTGCACACTTTTATGCGCCATATAAGCCCAACTCTCTCGCCCTTTTCTCTGCGTACTCGTACATCTCTTTCATCTTGGCTATGAACCGCGTTGCGTCATCCTTGTGAAGCTCGGCTATTTTCCCGTAAAAAAGATATGTCTCCAGATGCTTGTCAATCAGCGACTCGTAAGAGTGCGTGACTTCTACTTGCGGGTCATCACCGTTGCCTAGGTACACAGTAATCTCCACCCCTTCGTCTGTCAGCCAACCATCCGCATCAACTTCTAAGTACTTTGTTTCCATTACTCATTCCCGCCTTTGTTTTTTGTAGGGCGCATCGCACCTATGTCTCGGTTGGTTGGGTCGGTTAAAGAATCAAACCGGCTACCAGAAAATCTTTGCTTCGGCCCTTCGGTTGGCGTAAACGCACGGGGCGGGCACTGTGTTACCTTACCCCCTTTAGCTAAGTACTCTTTTATTTGTTGCGCTAATTCTTCACGCTGTGCGTCTTTTTGTTCTTCGGTGTCTATATCTATCTTAGTAGTGGTCACTAGTTAATACCCGTATAAAACACATGCCTGTGTATCTTAGTTGTAACTTCTCCGGTGTAAGCCCACTGCGGGAACACCTTTGTACTATGGTAGTGGGTTGCACCTTCTGTAATATCCGGTACGAACCCACTTAAGTGCGCAATGTACAGCGAGTTAAACCATGCCTGTTTGTTCCTTGGCTCGTCTGACCTACCGTCACAATAAAAACTAAACTGGCACTTGTTTCTTATGGGTACACCGTTCCAGTAGTACCCCTGCTTAACCACGTCACACGCATTGTCTGGGTAACGTGAGTCTTCAATTCTGTTTTGGATTACATGAGCTACAGCAATCTGTCCTGCTGTCGGCTCCCCCCTTGCTTCGAAGTACACTGCCATAGCAACGCACATCATCGCAGGGGTAATCATCTGAAAAACCCTTTGGTCTTTAAACACCGTATTGTTTTTGCTGCTCGTATACGTGTTTCATAGTCGAAAGAATCCCATCTCGCTTCTAGCAACGCGATACTAAATGCTTTCCGCGTTACGGCGAATATCTTTGCTACGCTTACTACGTCATCTGGTGCCGTATAAAATTGTTCAGCTATCATTCGATCGTTAACAAACATAAGCTTTTCCTCTAGTCGTATATGTTATGGTTTTCCTCAAAGGGAACGCACGTTTCTAATATTATGCCACCCAACTCTGCGGCGACTTTCTTTGGCACCACTACAACCATATTAGGCTCAACTTCTACCACGCACATAGTGCGCTTCTCTTCTTTTGCCGTGTACTCTGCCTCTTCTAGCGCAGCCATAGGGTCAGTGAAGTATGACATTTTCTTCTAACTCATATGAATAGTTAATAGTGTCTTCGTTAACCGCAAACATTTCAGCGCCGTTGCTAACATGGAACTTAAGTGCAGTATCTGATTTAGGTGACATCGTTACTACCGAACCCACCGATGGGAAAGACACCGCAACAAACTCTATTAACGAGTTAATCAGCCGCCTACCCGCACCTTTCTTGTAAGACCAGATAGAGTATGGGCAAGCGACAGTAGGTTCAGCGTTAGTCACATCTATACCATCTTCGGTTTCCATAAAAAACTCTCCGCTTGCTAACATCAGCAGGTCGTCTTCTTCGGTAACCACGAATGCAGTAAGTACCACGCAGACAACAGCCTGTATCTCTTTGCTCTCGTCGTCTACTTCAGCGAACACTCGGAAAGGGCCGTGGAACCTAGCATCGTCTGCACTAAACAAGTTGGGTCGCACGGGGTCATCTTTAATTAGATGCAGGTGCTCTTCTACGTTACACTCAATCAGCATCTTCAAACTCCTGAAGTATAGCTTCTAGTTTTTCCACCGCTTCGGTTGCACGTTGCAGCATAGCCATAAGCTCTTCGGCATCAGCGCCATCTACTTCTATAGTTATTTTCATTTGGCGTTCTTCTTATTTTTTACAAGCAGCAGACCGCCCAATAGCACTGCATTTGGCTCTACTAACTTAAACTTAGACTTAATCTCGCTAAAAGGTACAGGTTCCAAACCTTCGGGCAATTTTATTCTAGTCCATGTGTACTCAGTGCCGTCAATCTCCATATCATTCCACTCCATGTATCTCAATCAGTAGGTCTATGCAGTGCTTGGCTTTTTCTAAGTCCGACAAGGGTTGCCCCTTCAACTTCCACCTAGTTATATACTTTACTACGTTACCCTCTAGTAGAGACAAGCCATTCTTCTCTGCGTACTCGGCAGGTTGGATAGCCATGTTCTTATAGTGCGTCCCGCCCGTCTGTTTCTGTAGCGGGCTGTCCTTCTTCGGTTCCATGTTCAAGTTCGGTATCTCTGCTGTTAACATTCTCTTGCTCCTTCTGTTTTGGTTTCTCAAAGATTTTTGCCCAATTCTCCCCGAAGTCTTTAGCAGGGATAAGGGTTGGTCTACGTCTACTACCTTTGCCATTCATTTGTTTCCCTCACTTCTTCATACCTTCCTATCCTATCTCCTGCGTCTAACCAAACCTTAAGAGCCTTGTTTATATTTTCTTTTCTAGTTTGTAGCTGTTTAATCTTTGCTTTGCGTGCTGCCTTTATCTTAGCTACCTCTGCTACCCAAGAGGATACTGTCTTTTGCGACAAAAAGAACCTTAACCGCTGCATAATCGTGGGGCGTTTCAACGCTACGAGTATGTCTAATTCAATATCTTCTATAGTGCTAAGCAGTTCCATTTTAGTCGTCATTTGTGTGCCTCTCTAATCTGTTTAAGTTCCGCTGCTATCTCTAACTGGCGAGCAAATAGTTTAAGCATCGCTCTAATTTCTTCGTTACTCATCGTAGTCTCCTTGGTCTGCTAGGTACTCAGCACGATCGCGTGCAATATCTTCGGGACTTACGTAGTCCTCTTCTAGTGTGTTCAAGTACCTGTCTAGGTCTACCATTACTGGGTCTTTATCATTCATTAGCGTGCCCCTTACTTTTTCGGTTGAGTTTATCTGCTAGGTAGTTGTTTTTCGATGTACCTACCGATGTTTTCCATTCTTCTTTAGCTCCATCTTCATCGGTCTCCAACTTCATGTACACAATAAACCTCGTTGGGTTCGATGCCGTCTCTACCGCATCAAAGAAGTAACCCTCGTGCGCTTTATCATTCAAGAAATCTTGCAGTCTGTTTACAGTCCCCTCTGCATCTTCTTTGTCCCAAACAATCTCTTCGACTAGCCACTTTTCTTTGTCTTCCATTGTCTTTCTCCTGTTTAAATTATGGTGCGTGTTTCCACTAACAAATATCCCCACCCATTCAGTTCAACTTGCTCACTTAACACGACTAACCGTCTCGTGGCTTACTCGGCAACGCATCAGTTAAGGTGTGGCACTAGCCCCGTAAAGAAGCTAGATGCTTGGGACTGATCGTTAACTGTGGGTGTTTTTACAGACATGCCCACCGCCCACTGGGACACGGGTAGGTAACAACTAGAACCCTACCCAATCAAATTAACAATCTCCGTATGAAACACCGAACCCGCCTTCACAATCAAGCGGTAAATCCTGTGCCCATAGCGGTCGCACTTTCATCGTATCTTCCACATGCTTCATAGCTACTTCTACTTCGTCTTCTGGTACTACGCAGCCTATCGCATCATGCACAGTCATCGCTACTTTATAGGTCTTAGCAACGCGTAGTAGCTGCTCACCTATTACGATTCTAGCTAGGGCTTGGCATAAATTCTCAATAGCCTTCCCTCCATATATCCTATTATCTATAGTAGTTCGCCCACGCTTGGTGTCGTAAACCATTTCGGTCCGACCCTCTTCGTTAGTTATTTTCCGCAGGTTCGGGTACCTCAAGTACAAACCATTGGGTAGCTTGATCCCGTTACTACCTTCCACAATAAGCACGCCTTCTTTGCCTATTGGTGCGGAACAGTTATCAATCATACCCTCGAGAGCTTTGCTAGCAGCACGCCACAGTTCTGGTATTCTGTAGTATGTGGTGCGGTATATCTGAATGATGCGCTCACACTCTTCTTGCGGCAGGTCTACACCAAAGGTCTTAAGCTGAGCACGGAATTTATTAGCACCCATGCCGTAGCCACAACCCAAGATTGTGGTCTTACCTATAAACCGTTCGTCTTTTGTTATCTCGCTCTCGGGTTTGCCGTATATAGAAGACGCCATGATTTTGTATACATCGTCACCTCGATCAAAGGCTAGCACCAAATCATCCTGCCCTGCGAGCCACGCTAGCATACGAGCCTCAATCTGCGATAAGTCACAGTCGATAAACCTATAGCCCTCCGGTGCACGCAACGCTTTCTTGAGGGTAGACCCACGAGGTAAGTTCTGCATGTTTATCTTGTCGTCCCCGCCCCACCTGCCCGTGTGTGCAGCATAGTAGCGTAAGGGTATGGGCAGTGGACCTCGATCTGCTATGTCTATGAAACGCTGCGTACGCGTCTCTTCTATCGTAGACTTAACGCCCATGCGTGCGGATACCAATGCTTGAACGTACGGGTCTTCATGCTCTAGTAATGCCTTGAACCCCTCATCACTCTTGGCGAACGCATAGGTCTCCTTACCGGTAGTTAGGCTTATCTTAGTAGGGGCTACCACCCCCCGATCGGCTAGAAGTGCAGCGAACTTCGGGTTGCTCATCAGCTCGCTACGGTCTTGGGTAATCATAGCCATCAGCTCTGCCTTCTTAGCTTTCACACCTTCTAAGTGGTCAGCTAGTATGCGCTTGTCTAGCACTATGCAAGGCTCAGTAAACATGCGGATGGTTAGGTCTATTAGCTTAAGCTCAACGAGCGGGAAACCTCTACCGAGTACCTTAAAAAGTTTGTACGTAAGCTCAGTGTCGTTAACACAGTAACCCGCATACGCCTCCATCTCCTCGGGTGTAAAGTCTAGTCGCCGCTTGTCTAGCGCGTTGAGCACCTCGGTGCCTTTAGCTCCTAAGTTATAGTAGGTAACCAAAGCACTAAGGCTTCCACCTACCTCAATGGTGTGTAACGCGCGTGCCATAGATAATGTATCTACAATCCGTTTGGGTCGTATGTCGAAGTGCCAGTTGAGTATAGCCATGTCGAACGCAGCATTATGTGCTACAGCTACGGCATCGTCCCAATCGAACTTATCTAAGAATTTCTTTGTGTCTTTCTTAGTGCCCGAGAACCATTCTGTTTCTCCATCGCCCACCTTTACACTTACTCCGATAACTTCAAAGCGTTCGTGGCGTATGTACTCTTCGGTCGTACACTTACGCAGCCCGTAGTCTTTAGCGTAGTAAGTTTCAAAGTCTAATGTGATTAGCTGCATGTCTCCCCCTCTTGATGAT